TTACTAATTTCTTAGTATCTATAGGTGTAGAGTCTACGGCAGGACCAAACATGCCTGAGAAGGACGGTTCGTTTGTTGGAGTTTTTAATCCTGCTTGAGTTCCTAGTACACCATGTCCTGTTAGATCTATGTTGTTAGACATACCAGAACCTTTCCAATCAAAAGAGTCCGCAAGCTTGTAAGAAGAATAGTTGTCTCCTTCTGCATTAATCTTTGCCAAGTAAATAGCCTGATCTATCAACTCCTCTTGTTTTAATCGGACAGATTCTAATCCAAGCCATTCATTAGCAAGTTGATTTAGTCTTTCTCCAGAAGCTGTTTTCATCAACTCCTGTAATTCTGTAAGCCTGTCTTTTGATTTTCCAGGATCACCTAATCCAAGACTTTTCTCAGGCATGGATTTAATCATATTATCAACAGACACAGACCATCCAGACAACAATTTTAAATCTTGTTGATTGGCATTATATTTTAATTGATACTCTTGAGTAATAGCATCTTTCCTATCTTGTATCTGTTTAGCAATACCTGCCTTGTATGCTGCGGTTGTGGTAGCTACTTCAGCATTAACCAAACTCTTCTTGAGTTCTTGAAGTTTTGAGTCGTAAGATAGTCTTTTATCTAATTCTTCTTTTATTGTACCTGTGTATGCAATTTCTTGTCCTATTTGGGTGTCAATACGCTTCCTTAAATCATCAATTTCAGCAGCATCTAAATCCTTAGGTTTTATTGTGCTAATCGCATCCAAGGTAGATTTTAAAGTCTTCATGGAATCAACCAGATTCTCATTGGATGTGAAAGCTGCAAAAACATTACCTTGCAATGCCATGATATTGTCTGTAGCTTCTCTATTGATCAAATCAGAGATAGCTTTTTTACCTGATTCATTTACTTTAAATGCACCTATGGTAACCATCATTGCAGGAAAAGTACCTGCAACCTTTTTAACATCTTGATATCTAAAATCTCCTTTTTGTGCTGCTGATAAATTTGCAATCCTTCTTTTTTCTTCCTCTACCCACATTTCTTGAGAAGCTTGAGCGGTAGCTTTTTTTCTTAGACTTTCAATGTATGTGTCTATGGCAGAAGTGGCTTTTCCCGTTAAGACTTGTTCTTCCGTTATTGCACCTAAATAGGTAGGGCTCATTGCATTCAATTGTTTGATTGCAGCAGCCTTATCTTGTTTGGTAGAATATTCACTTTTGACAATAGATAATAATTTTTCAATTTCTATCCTTTCATTTACTGTAGATTGCAAAGCCTGAGAATCAATATCCAATAACATTTTTTGGGTAGCTGTCAATTCTGTAGCTTTTTCTTTTGCCCGACTCATTGCAATAGCTAATCCTCCAAAAGCAATACCTAATCCAGTTACCAATACAAGTAATTCTGGATTCATAACCAATGCTGCAAAGGCTGCCTTTGCTCCTACTATGATTGCTTGAAAAGCTACGGCAGAAACTGTTTTTAATAATATGAAAGCATCTACGGTAAGAAGTAGCACTATTCTCATTCCAGAGTAAATCTTAATCAAACCTGCAAAAGCCATAGCAATTGGACCTACCGCAGCTAATAAAACCGCAGATTTAATAATCCATTCTTGAGTAGTTGTGTTTAGGTTTTTCCACCAAGTAGTCAGATTTTTAAGAATATCAATTAAATCTTCCAAAACAGAATTCAATGGAGTAAGCATAGATTGACCTAATCCAATAAATGTATTTTGTAATGCTGAACGAAGTTGTGTTAATTTGAACGTGGAAGTTCCTGTCATTATACTAAATGCAGTAGCAAAAGCACCTGTCTCATTTTTAGATTTTTGGATGATCTCGTAGACAGCTTCCATGTTCTTTCCAACTAAGGACAAATCCCCAGTCAATGCTCTGACATTACCAAATACTATGCCAGCAGCAGATTCTCCAAATTGCTTTGTTAAATTATCAATTTTGATCAATGCTTCGATCAATCCTTTTTCTCTGATTGTCTTTCTTAAACCTTCGGCAGTATAGCTTGAATCGTTTAATGCTTTAGACCATGTGTCTAACGCTCTTTTTGATTCTACAGTTGGATGTAATAAAGACACCATAATCTGCCTCAATGCAGTAGCAGATTTATGAGCATTGAAACCTGTTCTTGTCATTGCAGCAACAGAACCTGTGACTTGATCAAAGGAAACTCCCATAGCAGCAGCCACAGGAATCAAGTCACCAATCACACTTACCATAGTAGATGCTTCAGCAGTACCTTCTCGTACAGCAATGGTAATCGCATCAGCAGCTCTAGCGGCAGTAATATTCTCCTTGCCGTAAGCGTTAATGGCATACGTTAATAATCGCCCCATGTCGGACATTTCTCCTAAACCGGCTGCAGATGCCTTTGCTGCAATTTCTGTTATTTCTAAGGCTTCTTTCGCTTTAATACCAGCCGATGCTACATAGTACAAAGTATCTGCAATACTTTTTTGAGAAACCCCTGTTTCATTACTTAATGCAATCATTTTACCTTTCCATGCATCAACTTGAGATTGTCCTACTCCTGCCAAAGCTACAATTTTTTGAGTGGAGTATTCTAAATCTGCAGCCATCTTAATAGCAGCACCACCTGCGGCTAACAATGGTAAAGTTAAATACCTGTTAGCCGCACTCCCGAATCTCTGGAACTGATTGGATGTTCTTTCTAATACAGCAGAAACATTATTCATGTTGGTGGTTGCTGTTCTTTGAAAGTTCTGCAATGCTGCGGTTGCAGTATTCAGTCCAGAGGTGTCTACACCCAATGTCACTATAAGTTGTCCTATGTTCATTTTGTGTCTTTATTTATCGGTGGTGTTGTTCTTTTATAAGCTACTTTTGCATTCTGCCTTTTAGCAATACCTAACATGGTTGAAAGCATATCATCTACAGATTGAACTTCTGGTTCTTTTTCGACTCTATCTTCTTCATTCCAAACAGGCATATACTCAATTGGTTGTACAATAGTAGGTTCTTCTCCCTCTTTGTGATACATTGCATTCATTATATTGGAAATAAATGCTTGCATCTGAGCAAATCGAAAATCATCTCTCCACGTTCCTATAGGATCAAGTTTATCGTATGCAACCCACTCACTAATCTGAGCAGAGGTTAATTCATTCAATAAATGATCAGGATGTGGATAGCCTAATTCACGACAGAGTCTGAAATAGAAGCGCCGGGTTGGCCGGCCACGGAGTTTTTTACTAACTCCTCCGCATCCTCTTCCGAGATTTTATTTAGTTTCTGAGCTTCGTTGACAATCTTTTCCAAACGTGCTGCGGACATGTTTTGTGATAATGTTGGGTAATCCTCTGGTTCCAGAATCAATACTCCTTTTTCATCACACAATGTAACCACTGATAATTTTGCACGGAAGTCAGTCAAGGATCTGTCATAACTTACAACATTTCCTTTGGCATCTTTTGTTTCTTTGATCAACGATTGCTCAAATGTGTCTCTTTCTCTTCCAGTCATTTGACGCACATAGACAAAATCATCTTTGCCTAAATCAACTTTAACGATCTCCAGCTTTTCTTTAGCCAGTAAACTTTTGCGGTTCAATAAATTTCCCATGATTAGTAATTTTTTTGATTAATGTTTAAAAATCCGTGATTAGGACTGAATTAATTATGCACCTGGAGAGCTTGATTCTTGTCCAGAGTTACAAGTTACAACACCACTGATTTGAATAGTAACATCAAGTGTCACTGCTTCTTTTGCACTAATTGTTAATGGAAGTTCTGTCACCATCCCTTGGAACTCAAAAGATGTTTTTACAGCATCCCCAAGAACAATTTCGTAGTTCTGAAGTTCATCAGTTTCAAAGTCTGCTTTCAAGGCATCAAAGCCATCACGAGAGAAGTTCATTGACAAAGAGATTGTCCCTGAGTCACGAAATCCTGCAATGTACTCTTTATACCCTCCGGTACTGTCCATGTTTGTTACTTCGATCGGATCCCTTTTGAAGCCGGGTCCTTTGATAGAAGTAATCTCAGAAATGACAACCCAATCAGAGCCATTCCATTTCTGAAAAATAGTTCCTACACCACTAAATGCTTTCGTCATTTGATATTCTCCTTTTCTTTAAAAAATTAAATTTTGTAAAAATTAATAAGGATACTTACAATACTTCATCCCAAGATTATGTCCTTTATGAGAATCCCTCATCTTTTGCTTAGTTTCTTCAGAAAGAGTGCTTCCTTTACGTTTACTAGAAGTTCCTAATTTTAAAAAAGACATTTTAAGTTTGGATTCTTCAGAATGCTTTCTTCCTGACATACCAGATATTTTTCTTGAAGAAGCTGCTATAGACATTTTAAGTTTAGTTTCTTCAGAAATCACTTTGCCTTTGTTATTTAGACCATTTGTGTTTCCTTTTAATTTTTCACTTAAATTTCTTTTGTATTCTTCAGAATGTTTAACACCTGCACAACTGCCTGCAATTGGACATCTATTATACCCATTGGGACTAAGTGTTTTGTAATGATCAATTCGTTTCTGTTCTTTTAACAATAATTCATCAGGTTCACAGTAAATCAGAACTTCAAAAACAAAAGCATCTGCACCATACAAATCCCAGTCTTTTTGTAACACCTTATTAGAATAACTGAATTTTAAACATTGCAAATGATGTTTCCATCTTCTCTCAATATTTAAAGAGCTTCCAATATACCGTTTACCGTTTACCAAATTCCTTATCTGATAAATTCCAGAACTCATGATCTACGTTGAATATTAAAGTTTACAATAAAACGAGGCCGGTTATTCTCATCCCAATCCAGTAGTGCTGGTCCGCTGGAGCAGTATATTACAGAATATAAAGTCCCATTCCACGTCTCTTGTGCCCGGCCGTGAAGTGAGTTCTTTATAATTTCTGCCAAAATCCATCCTTTTTGATAATCTGTCGATCTTACCCTAACTTGTACAGATGGATTATCTATTCCTGCCCCATCTAGGGTTAACTGAGGCGGAATCACTGAGTAGTCAAATAAAGTTGCTGTCTCAGAAGGTTTTGCAGGTTCTTGTCCTATGAACAAATTTGTAGCGAATACTAATCCTAGATCAGATTCTGCTACTAACATATCTTTTATATCTTCTGAGGCTGAGTTCATGTCTTTATGGTATTTTTGTTTCTGATGCAATTATTTGTAATAGTACATCCCAATTTCTCATTATTGCTTGTTCAAAGAATTTAGGTCCGGATCCAGGTCTTGTCCAATTTACTGCACCAAGCATTTCATGTACCCAAAGAGCATAACTGGCGTAAAATCCCATCTCTATACCATGTTCTCTGTTCACTGTGATAGAATGTTGCTGCCAGCTATCTCTTAGGTTTCCTAAATCTACAGGAATCAAAGGAATGGTGTTGTCCATATCCCTTCTGATAAATTTAGCCATTTTCTGCAAGCCTTTTGCATTCCTGTCTTTTAAAGCTATAACCTCCTTATTGAAGTTTGAAATAACTTGTTCAAACCCTCTTATACTTGCTCCTGAGATTCCTTGAGGCATGGTGTTAGTTATTTAGATTCTTGAATCCTAAAAACAATGTTCTGACAAATACTTTATTTGATTTTATCATTGGTATTTTGTCAATGGCAACAATCTCATAGGCTCCAAAAATGTCTTTAGGATTAGCTAACGACGGGTATATTGATAAATCAGAAAGTGTTCCTAAAAATAACCAACCTTCAAAATCTAAATCTTGTGTTACCAAAATAGAGGCTTTAGAGGTTTGTTCTTTTCCTTTAGGATCAACAAATGTTCTTTGCATGTCTTCCCATCTGCATTTGATTTCTATCGGTTCATCAAATGTAGCATTGCCATAACCGTCTTTTGTTGGGTTTCCCCAATACACAGCAGTCTGGACACATACTTTCTTTATGAAGCTAGTGATACTCATAGCTTAGGATTTTATTGCATAAATGGTAGCTACCTTTTTTCCGTCTTGAGCAGCCATTAAACCGGTTGTGTCAAGAGTTAAAACCATCTGTCCATATGGAGTAGATTTTAATCCTTCTTCATATTTGCCAGTGTATGTTATTGAAGCGCCGCCTGCTCCTTCTTTAATTGCCATCCTTTCTCTGGTACATGCAATCATGTGAGCAGTAAACCAGCGTTCAATTTCTTTTAGGATATCTGTAGTTCCTAAACCTAATACTGAATTTACCAAAGTATTCGCAGAAGTTATGTAATACCCTATCTGCGGATCAGACAATTCTGTATTGTCTAAAATTGCTCTTACCTCTTTTGCTGTTACTCTTGCTGCCATGTTGTGTATTATTAGAATAGTTTTTTAACTTGCTCTTCAAAATTTGGAGGTATTGTTAATCCTAGCCAATTTATTATTTCATACATTTGTTCAAAATCCCCGTCTCGCATTCTCTCCGGCCATATCACTTTACAGTTTAAACCAGCATCTACCATCTCTACAAAACGGTTTTCCTGCTCGTGTACCCACCACAGCCAACCGTCAGCCTCATTCGCTGCATTTACCTTTTGAAGATTGGCTTTATCTTTAAAAGCAGACATAAAGCCTGTTTTAATACAACTTTGCACGATATCGCCTGTTCTACGCCTAACTACAATCCACTTGGCTTCAGGATATAAATTATTCCACACCGGCCATGTTTGTCCAATTCTTGAACTTTTATACAACCAGAGATTATCTCCTTTATACCCTTCTCTGTCAAGAATCTTTTTAATAGTAGACTTCCAATTATGGGTATATAGGTTAATGTACGGTTGTTCTGGTATTGGAAACTGTCCTCTTGGATCTAAATTATTGTCTCCGTACAAATGACTTACCAAAGTTTTAATTGAATGATTTTCATGCATCTTTGTGGTACATCCTGTAAACACACCACAAGACTCAATAATTTTAGCAACAATGGTAGATCCTGATCTTTCTATGCCGGTAATTAGAATAGGTTTGTTTGAGTAGTTCATAGTTTGTAAGTTTCTTTGATTGTGTTTCTTAGATTTTCTGGTAACACCTTTTCATGTTTATCACGGTACATACTTGAATTATGTCCGTTTCCTATCCCTCCTCTTCCTGGCAACCCTTTTATGCCTACAGACAAATTTAAACCTTTTAAAAACTGAATATTTTTTGCTTCTTTAAAAAATGAAATGTCAATATATTTTTCCTGGTATTTTAAAACCTCCTCAAACAAGTTAATCATCTTTGGAGTAAATGCTGTCTGAAATAAGCTAGAATGCTTTGTGTTGACACACCTGCGTTCTGACTTTAATTGTACGTTATAATAGACTGTCTGAATCTCTCCAACAACATCAAATCCTTTTAAAGCAGCAGTCATAACAGACAAATATTTTGGAGTATAGTAGTCATCATCCTCAATGATAAAAACTGCATCTACATCATACTTTTTAACTTCCTCAATACCTGCTTTTAAATTTCTTGCTTGAGTGTTATCTCCTTCCTTCCAAATAGGGAATGGATAAAATTTTACTATTGTCCAATCTTCTCTGAAATCTTCAGGTACTGTATTTACAGTAGTCGGGTAACAATCATCAACCAAAATCCAAATAACAGGGCCAGAGTATGTTTGATTTTTCATAAAGCCCATACAATGTTTAATCTGTTCTGGACGTCCTCCTGTTGGTGTAATCAGTGCAATCGGTTTTCTTTTAGGTGTAATCCATTCACAATTGAGGTTCTTTACATACTCCTTCATTTTTGTAGCTTGGGTAACATACGCTTTAGGAAAATACGGTTTGCTGGTGTCAAAAGTCGTTACATCTCCGGTAGTGCATGAGTCAAAAGAAATAAATACAAACTTGACACATCCCATAATTTCTGCCATTTTGATTGCAATTATGGCTGAAAAAGTGTCTATTGGAAACCCCATTTCTTTTGCATCAAATTCTAAATAAGACAATTTCGGTTTACCGATAGTTTTAACAGACTCGTGTTTATGCAAAATTAATGTGGTTGATTCTTTTACAGGAACAGTAAACTGATCTTTTTGAAGAGAATATATACTGTTAGGTAGTTCTAATTCTTCAACTTTAATGATAGCTTGATTTAAAGTGATAACAAGACCTTCCTTTACCATTGTCTTGGTAAGGTAATTCAAACTTGGACCTTTCCCGACAATGTATGCTGTCTGTCCAATATGTGTGTCTTTTATATCATCTGTAAACATTATGCAATATCTTTAAAGTTGACTTTTTTAAATCCTTCAATTTTACTTTCTGGACTGCAATTAAGAACCTCAATATTAAGTTTCTTTAGATCATGCACCATTGATCCAAATCCATCTAAATGTGACCTCAATGTTCTTCCAATTGTTCTAGGATCTGTTGCATAAAATTTATGCCAATGCTGATTTTTGTTTGTGTCTAACGACATATCAAATCCCAACAATATGATCCTTTTTACTCCTGTATGTACTGCAACATTGATGGCAGAAGATCCGCTGTTATTATTCCAACTAAGCATTCTAGGATCATCAGTAATGCCGAACTTCTGTTGTTTATTCTTTGCAATGTATTTTACACCTTTGACATCTAAAATATCAGGAGCACAAGAAACTCTTAAGCCCCGAAAATTTAAAATATCGTATTTATTTTTTTTCCAATAACTAGGATCTCCGAAAAACAACATGTCTATCCAATCTCCCAATTTGTAGGCCATGTTTACCGCAATAATGTGTTCTGCATGGATACGTTCCAAGTATGGGGAGTAGGACGAAACATCCGCTTTTCCTTCATAAACTTGCTTTACTAAAGACTCCGGGATATCAAACTGTTTAATTATAGAAGGACCACCTCCAATAATTACACATTGTCCACCATCCCATACTTTTGGAACTGTCCATTTCATAACCTAATCTCCCAAAACCGTTAGTAATTCTTCAGCAGATGCTTTACTTAAAGGAGCCTCATTGATAGGTTTTCCTTTTTCATTAACAACATTCCAAAGATCACCTTCTACTTCTTCCAAATGGTAAACTTCTGGAGGTACAGGTAATTTGTTAGGTGCTTTAGGAGCAACTGCATCACCGGGATCTACAAGGATTACGACGTTACGAAACGATTTAGGTATGTCATCAGGATCAGCCCAAAAAGTTTGGTTTGATTTGATATGATGATTCTCAAATAAGAAAGAACCTCCTCCGATTTTTCTAAAAAGAGATTTTATGGGCTGTTCAATGATAACAGCAGTTTCTTCGACTTCTTCAACAACAACCTTTTTCTCTTTTTTAACTTTTCCTTCGGGTTTGTCTGCTCTTACCCGTACTCTTTTATTTTCCATGATTAAGATTTTAAAAATTAAAATAATCCATGATTAGGATACTTCAATTATGCAAGATGCACAACTCCGCTTCGTTTGTTCTGATCAGAACGAATCTGAGGAACCTGTATGGTAAGAACTTTGTATTTGGTAATAAATTTACCTTCTACGCCCCATTCTACGTTCTGTAAGCCTAATCCTTGAACAAGGCGTACTACGTCAGAAGTCATTTGCACCAAAAGCACGTTGTCAGCTTCCAAGGTGTCAATTACTTTGATACCAGAGATACCAGCAATTTTCAAGATACGTTCGCGAATGGTCATCGTAGATGCACCAGCGGTATCATAATCATTGTCAATAACGGTGTCATAAGATGTTGGAATGTACAACTGCCAAGGTCCGTAATGGTAGTCTGCAATAGAGGCATCTTTCATTGCCATTACATCTGCAACAATAGCAGCGGCAGTCTTGCCGGATTCGTTCCAAGCTACTTTCAACTGCACCAAGTTCCTGTCAGGATGGTTTACATAGCTGTAAATGGTGTTCTGTCCGCGAGAGTCTTTTTCTCCAAAAGAGTACTGTTGGTTGTCAGAAAACAACATTCCTTCCAATTTTTCCTGGATAGCTCTGGTTGCACGTTCAGCATCTGTGGTATCCAAAGGATTACCAAGTGAACGAGAAGCAGCAAGCTCACGGGCGTTGATTTCATAATCAACATGGATAATTGGAATTGGCAAGTAATTGTGCTGATATTTCGGTCTGTCATTCTTTCCACGGGTTACACCGTCCATGGTAACAACAGCTTCCATATCCCCAGAAATATCATGCCATTCAAGAACAGTTGTTCCCATTGCATTTCCCAGATTGTAAACTAATCCTTTGGAACGTAAATCGTCAATACCGCCTAAGCGTTGACGAGAAACATCCATCAAAGCAGAATCCAATTGTTTCCACTCATCCCTTCTTAGGGTTGCATTAGTGTTAATGAACCTGGTATCCCAGTTAGTAGCAATTTTCGGGTCACCACCTTTATAAACAGTCATACAAGGCCTTCCTGTCTCATCAATAAATGGACGAAGAGCACCTACATTCAAACGACCGTTAGTGATGATGCCACCAGCAACTTCACCTGTAGCCTGGCCGTTTGCTCCCATTAAATCAACATTTGCTTCAAACATTTTTATATCTCCTTTCTTAAGTTTAATTAAACAATACGGATTTGAACACGTCCGTCAGGATCAACAGTAGAAGAATCCGACATGTCTACAGTTTTAAGGACTTGTCCAATGATCTGTAATGGAGTATAGTCTCCGGTGCTTTCAACATCGTAAACCTTTACTTTACCATTTCCAGCAGATACAACGAAGTCACCTGCATGGGCGTCTTCTCCGTCTTCCAGGATAGCATTTACCTGACAACCGCGTCCAGGAATCCAAACACGGACTGGATCAGTTGCTGCATAATTGTCGTCAATACCTTTGCCTTGCAAAGCATCTTCGATCGCGAACATCGGGATAGCATTACCGCCAGCTACATCATGAAAACCACAAGTGG